TAGTTCATGCCATTGGGCCTCGTGACATCAGACCTTTAGTAGCGCAACCAGTGCCGCGCATTTTGATACCGCTAGTCTTAACATCATCAGCACCGGGGTCGCCTGCGCTTACGCGCATCGCTGGAGTGTAGGGGTTGACTGACTTGGCAGACAAAGTGTTTGGGTCTACGACTTTTGCAGCCTTGAGAGGTTTACCATCCATTGTGTGTGGCTTAGCGTAAGTTGAAGCACTACCCACTTCTTTACCCATCATTTTTTTGCTAAATGTAGCCATAATTAACCTCGCTTTTGTGCTGCAACTTTGGCCAAATTACGGCCCATTGATTTCATATCAGCATCGGTTTTACCGCCTTTGCCGCCCTTGCCACCTTTAAGGCTAGATACTGTTGGGCCATCATTACCCAAGTTTGTACCTTCAGTTTTACCCTTTTGGGTAATGCCATCTGCTGCGCGTTTGTATGTCATAACTAACTCCTATGAAACCGTTACTGTAACTGTACCAACAATTGTCGTTCCCACCAAGTAATTTGGGGTCAAAATTGCATCAAAACTACTTGCTCCACCAACGGGACGCCATCCCCATTGAATATCCCGTGATCCACCAGTAGTAAAACCAGCGGCTAATTGGCTCGTGCTAGTTGAGTCAATAACCTGTAAACCGTTTGTACCCGCTGTGTAATATGTCGAATCATTACGCGGATTGCGCACTGCTTGTGGGTCATCTACTGGGTACATACCCAACTGCAACTGCGGCTGATCTGGATCCCAACACTGAGAACACACCAACAAATTGTATGTCTTGGTTTTTTTAATTTCTTTGCGCAAAGATGTCAACTTGTACTGAAATCCACAGCGGTCGCACATGGCGATACTGTTTTTACCAGAAGCAAACCGATTACCCATTACACAAGCTCCTTATGATATGAACATCTGGCGGGGTACAAATCGTAAGGAAGCGTGTTCTTGATCCTCACCAGCGGCAAGTTGCCAAGCCTCATCGTATTGAGATTTAAGGATGTCCAAACGCTGAGCGCCGTTCTCCACCTTTAGGGCCAAATAGTAGGCCAAGCCTGCCACCAAACAAGGTAAGAACCGAAAAGGTACGTCCATTGTACGTACACCAGCACCAGCATCATCAATACGGCGCATGCGCCAGTACACAAATTGGTAAGTCTGTGATCCATCAGGGGTTGGCCAGACCGTGACTGAAGGCAAGTTCTGTGAGTACACAGCCACACCAGTCAAATGAGCCACCGCTGTAGTGTTGTTCTGGCCTCGGAAGCAATTTAACAACTGATTGCCACTGATATAGCCATACTGCACTGTCTCTGAGCCAATTAACACAAAACCCGTAGCAGCTAAACCCGTACTGGAAACCAGCGTAATCGTGGTATCAGTGGCTGAAATACCGCCATTTAGCGTAGTACCAATCGAAGAAGTTTGACCATCTAAACGCTGAAACCACACCTGAATTGGGCGGGCTTGCTGTAATTTGTTGGGGATAGTAGCGTAAGTAGAAACACTAATACGGGTAATTGTGAGGTCAGATTGTGTGGCAACGTTGCCACCGCCTGTACGAATCACATGTTCTAACAAGTCCACTGTATCGTCTGGAAGCGCGTAGGTAGCTAGACCCTGAGTAAACGTGAGCGTACCCTGCTCAAACGTCCACATATTGATACCTCGGTTAGCCCAGTCTGCAAACAACAGATTAAGGGAGCGCCGTGCAGTGCGCAGGTCGTAACCCGTACGCATCTCTGAACCAGCACGCTCAAACGCTTCCTCAACGATCTCCGTGAGGTCAAGATTAAACGAAGCTGTTCCAGAAGTGGTCATTATCTAAATCCTGCCGTTTTCTTTGCAATAGTCTTTGGTTGCGCTACAAATTGTTTACCGGCGGCTTTTCCTGCTCGCTTGGCTTTGGTTGTAGCTGCGTATTCTTGGGGAGACAAAGATTTAATAGCTGCTTCAGGCAAATATCTCTCACCCGTCTTGCTTGACGGTTTACCAGACTTGGTACGCCACTTCTGGTCGCCCCAATCTTTAAGAGACTTCTGAGGTGCTTTCAATCTCGATACCCTCCACCTGCTGCTTTATATCTTTTTGCTAACACCTGACTTTTACGGGCACTCCATTGCCCTGCCCCAGTACCTACGATTGCCGCAGCTTTGACACTGTTAAAAATACGCTTGCGTAACTCCGGTTTGGTGTAATTTCCAGCTTCATTTACCTTAGACTTTACTTTACCACCTTCAGCATATTGCGTGAAGTCGGTGTCGTCACGGCGTGCTTTACGCATGCCTTTAGGCATTTTGCTTGGGTTAATGTCGCCCATTCCACGACTGGCTCTCATTTTGTTCTGCCCTTCATGGATTTTTTGGCTAGAAACAATTTATCAACCATCTTTATTCGTTGGGGTTTGGTTGTAACTTTGTTAATAATAGCCAACCGTTTGGGTTCACTTGCCTCATAAAACCCGGCTTTTTTTAACGACTTAGTCACTCCACCAACAGGTTTTGAGGTTGCCATGTCAGCACATACCACCATTTTTCATGGTGACCATTGTGCCTTTGGTCTTACCCTTAGTACAGCAACCATCAGCACGGCTAGATGCTGAGCCGCCTTTAGCGTAACCACGTTGCCCACGAACAGCATCGCGGGGGTCTTTGGCTGGAGCTTCTTCCGTATTGCGTAAAGACTTGGCGTAGGCTTTATCAGCCTTCATCCGCATCTTATCGTCGCGCACATCTTCAGGGGTTTTGTATTCGATCTCGGCCATGATTGCTCCTTAGCAGGCTTTGCCGCCCATGTTCATCTTAACCATTGTGCCTTTGGTTTTGCCTTTGGTAGCAACACCGTTAGCCGAAGAACGGAATGCACCGCCCTTTTTTAGCTTCAATTCAGTGCCCTTGCCGCCTTTATGCTCTTGCATATCGTGCTGCTTGAAAGCTTTTTTAATCATGGCTTTGTCTTGGGCCATATCAGCTTTGCCGCCTTCGGCCATGCCACCCTTTTTCATGCCCATCATCTGTTTTTTATCCATGACCATTTCCATTTTGGAGCCCTCTTTCATGCCCTTTTTTTCCATGTCTTTGCCTGATTTTTCAAACTTAGCAAATGGGTTTACGCCTTTTGTAGCCATAGTATTACCGCCTTCTTTCATGATTGACATCTTGCCATGAAGTGTCTTGGGTTTGTTAATCTTTTGAAGGTCGGGGCGGGCCATCCCACCAGAACCAAACTTCTTGCCTTTATCCGCTTCGTCAAAATCTTTCCCAACGCTTTGCGGAATTCCTACTTTCTTGGCAAATGCGGGGTTATGCGCAATTGCCGCCATAAAATTGTGTTGTTTCTTTGAGCTACTTGGCATCATCGCCCCGCTTGAATAAGCTGGTCAATTTTTGCTTCAAGCTTGTTAAAGCGTTGGTCAATGTGGTCAGTAATTCGTTGAATTTCTGTTTGAGTAACGTTATCACGGGCAATCTCCTCGCGTGTGATGTTAATGAGACGCTCAATGCGTTTGGCATCTTCACTGATGTCTTTGACCTGTCCAAGTTTCTCTCGGATAAAAAACCCAAATATACCCATGATGATTGACAGCCCGGCTGTCCATATAAGATTTGCGTCCATGTCAGCACTTCCACCTTGCTAAAGCAGCCGCCTTGCGGGTAGGCTTGCCTTTTTCATCCTTCATCGGGCCGGGCATACCGGACATCCGAGCGCAGAATGAGTCTTTGCGGGGGCCACCTTGGGGCTGCGGAGCCTTGAGGTTACTGCCCGTAGCTGCATTGTATTTAGCTCTCCCTTTGGCAGTCAAGCCAGCGCCCTTAGACACTGGGAGCTTCTCACCACGGCCAACAGCCAGTGATGGGCCTTTTTTCTTTGTCGCCATTACGCCGCCTTCAACTTAGAGTTGTAGATATTTTCCAGCATAGGCATTACAACCTCTTCGCGGAAATTACGAGTAAATTCATTTGAGCCTACGTGCGGAAGGCTGATGTCCACATCAATGTAAACCTTAAACCCCATCTGGGTAGCCCGATCACAGAACAAGTAGTCCTCGCCCACATACTTGCCATCAACGATAGCAAAGTCAAACACTGCTGACATCTTCTCTGTGGGGGACTTCTCATATGTCCACTCTGGGTGGGCGGCTACCATTTTCTCAATAACGTGACGCTGGATTAACATGAACCCTGTAGGCGCACGCTCAACACGCATCAGTGACCCGTCAAACTCCAGATCGCCATTGGCGTCAAAGTACAGGTCAGCAAAAAAGTTTTGGTCTTTGGCTCTGCGTGGATACGCGCCAGTGGTGATGTCTCTGCTCTGAGCCATCAACCGCAGCATGTCGTCGGCTGTAGCGACTATATCTGCATCAATAAACAACAACTCTGTTGCGTCGGTCTTCAAGAACTCATGCACCAAGGCGTTTCGGGCCATTGTGATGATGGAGCAGTTAGACAGATCGGACAAGATAACCGACACACCAAGACTCATCGCTTTGGGCATAAGCTGCGCCAGAGCAAAAGCAGTCTTGATGTTTAACTTCCCGTCATAGGCGGGGATGCCGATAAACAGCGTCCGCCCAGTCAGAGTTGCTTGTCGGGTTTCAGCCATAGTACACGTTAGCGGATGTTATGTTGGACATGCTTAGGTAGATACCGTTTTTAATCAATATACCCTCGCCCGGAAGCAGCACGTAATTATTGAATACGTCCGCTGCGCCAGTATCGTAACTAGCTACCCACAATGTTGAGTACACCGCTACTGTACCGCCTGCAATTGTGCCGGAGTTTATGTCTGTAACTGTGAAAGTCGAAGACGAAGCCACGGTTATCACGTAGTTGCCGTTTGTGCCTGAAGTTCCGCTTGCGGTTGCAAAAGCAAGCCCAACCACATCTCCGGTAGCTAAACCATGTGCTGTTTTTGTAACAGTAATGGTTGTTGTGCTTCGTGCGTAGGTAGCTGAAACTGGGGCTGTTACGGTGTCAAAAATATCCAACGTACCCGCAGTGGCTGAGCCAACTGTAGAAACAGCTTTGAGCCTATTTCGGCCTAAAACAACAAAACCGCTGTTGTTTAAATGCCCTGATTTAACATCGGTCTGCATCATAATCAATCTCCTTTAAAACGGGGGCCGAAGCCCCCAAGATTAATTACTGCTGTGTAGCGGTTGGAACCAAAGCGCCTGTTGAATCGGCAACAAGGTAGCGGCAAGTGATTTGAACAATACCCGCTGTGCTAGGAGCGCCAGTGGTAAAGGTAGGAGTTGCAACTACGATTACATCAGTAGGGCCGATACCAATTCCGTTGGGAACGGCAGCAGAACTAGCGCCAGCGTAAGCGGTTACTTGCGTAGTTGTCAATGTTGGGCTTTGGCGACCAGCAGTCAAAATGGTCGTTGAAGGGAAAAACAAGTTAGCTGTTGTGCTTGTACCAATAGTCATTACGGCGGCTGTAACAGTGCCAGACAAGGTAGTCAAAGTGTCAACAATAAAGTCAACAATGTGTGCGCCAGCAGGCAAAGTAAAACATGTAATAGGGGCAGCGGAAGTTGCGCCAACCATGTTTAATTGAACAGTCTGAGCAACCATTGTTGCGCCGGTGTTCTGGATAGTGCCAGCGGTAGTACCGGTGGTGTTTTTGACAGTGCCGAGCAGCCAAGGGCCGAGGTGTGTTGCGAATCCCATGATGTTTCCTTCATGCAGTTAAAGGTGCGTCAATCTTGCATGATGTCTGCCGGGACAGTTTGACACACCGGAAAGCCCGGATAACTCAATATACACCAAAAGAAAAGGGGGCGCAAGGCCCCCTCCAACATTCTCTAAAGAATATTTATTAAGCTGAACCGGGCGAACCAAAGGTTCCCAATGGATCAGACCAGCCGAAGCTATAACGCTCACGAGCCTTGTAACGGACGTTGCCGGTATCAAAGTCGCCGTCCATTTTGTTCTCCAGAGGGGAACGGACGAAATGCTTCAGACCGTTAGGTACATCAGTAGTCAAATACCAACCGTTTGTGTCGGTCAGGTAGTTGTTAACTGTGTAGCCTTCAGGGATCGAACCGTTGTTCTTCAAAGCGTTGATGTCGTTGTCAGTTGTACCAACGCGGAGGCTGGTTTCCAACAAACGAGTAGCAACGAATTGCAGAGCCGGAGGAACAATCAGTTTCTTAGGCTTAGCGGCGATCAACAGGCCACGTTCATCTGTCCAAGCAGCGATCTGGATAACGGCGGCTTCCAAAGAAGTCTCGTTCAAATCGGCACCAGTAGATGGGCGGTTGCTGTTAGTGCCACCGGAGATCAGTGGGTGAGCGGTGCTATACAAAGCCACGCCGTCACCACCGAGGTAGCTAGAGCTAAAGCCGTTGTTAATAACCGCAGCAGCCTTGACCTGCTTGGTGTAAGCCATAGCGCGAGCCAGAGCTTTGGTGTAACGAGCAGACAAGCTGTCGTACAAGTTGTCTTCGACCGCTTCTTCAGTGATCGAGAAACCCAAAGCAATAGTTTCGTGGTTATAGCGAGTTGTCCAAGCTTCCTGCGCATTGTCATAAGCAATTGCAGAGCCTTCGTTCTTCACCGGAGCGGCGGAAAAGCCAGACAGCTTGGTTTCTTCTTCGAACGAACGCTCAGACGATTCAGTTTCGTAAATCTCTTTGTGTTGTTCGCCGTAACGTGCGTATTCCATGCCGAACAAAGCGTTCAGGCCGGGGAGCAGTTCTTTAAGTAGTTGTGCGCGTGAAATAGCCATGGTAAGTTACTCCTTAAATACCGGTAGTACTGTTGTACTGGGCGGTGTTGAACTTAACGAGGAACTCGTAGTATGTTGTGGCGGCTACGGTTGGCAAGCCAGTCGCAGTATCGGGCACAACGTCAACAACACGAACGGGAAGCGTATTGGTGGTGTTGGCGGAAGAACCGTCAATGCCGTAATACGAGTCACCAGTGGTGGTGGAACCAACGTTAGCAACCAAAGCCACATTAGAACCAACAATCGCACGGGAATAAGCCGTAGGAGTGGTGGACGCAGCGACTGTAGCTACAACCTTGAACACAGCACTTGGATCATCCACAACAAAAGCCATAGCCAATGCTGTAGTGGTCGATGCGGCGGCAGGATAAGCTTGGCCGTATACGGGCTGGCTCATTGAGTTGATATAAGAACAACCAACCAACACACCAATGATGTTACCGGAATCAGTAGTCGAAGCAGCTACAACGTAGCCGTTTGTGTCCACCTTAACGGTATCACCATTCAGGATTGCAGTAGCGTAAGCCGCTGCCACGGGGATTTGACGGATCGCTCCGGCGTAAGGCAGTCCATCCAATCGGTTGATTGGTTTAAAGCCATACGTCTTGTCAATGGTAGGGTATGCCATCTAAGACTCCAAATATTAAATACCAGAACCGAAAGTGACCTTGGTTCGCTTCTCAGAAAAGAGAGGCATCCGAGGATCATTTTCACGAAGGAAATTATTGTCTACCGAATCCACCTGAGCTTTATTTTGCTGCTCGTAATAACGAGAACGTTGCTCCATAAATTCTGACGGAATACGACAAAGCAATAAACCACCCACTTCAATGCCGCCTTTAAAGCGACCTTCAGCGGAAGCGTGCACCATTAGCTCGGGATATTCATCTGCTTTGCAGGGTTCGTATCCTTCGCGAAACTTTGAAGAGATGTTGCTTGGATCAGCAGTGCCCATGGTACTGATACGCACGTAACGGTGCGTCCAACCCGGACGTTCATCTGGCATGGGAAGAGTTTCAGGAGGACGCCACGCTTCAGGGCGTTGCATTACCTGCCTAGTATCCAATTCACGAGCCATACGATTCTGTGCCTTTACAGGCGTTTGTACTTGATCCATTTTTAACCTCTTTTAAGTTGAGCAACCTGTTTAGCATATTCTTCCAACGGAACCCCAAGACGGCGAGCTATCGCTGCTTCGGATGCCTTCAAGCGAATACGCGTAGGCGGAGTGCTACGTGAGGCCGGAGCCACAACAGTAGCTGGTTTTGTTGCACGGCGTGGAGGTTCATCCTCGTAAGCCGGTTCCGATACCTTTTTCGAAGGGGCATCATCTTCATAGCTCTGAGTATCCTCAAAATACTCAGGAAATCTTCGACGCATTGTAGCGTCTACTCGTTTGTAGTAGTCATCAGTACCTACATACTGAGCACCGAACTCTTTAGCCAGCTTTTGATGCAACCCTAGGGCGGATGCTGTCATTTCAGGCTCGGGGCCAAACCATGTATTTTTTTGCATCCAACGGTTATCCCGTTCGGACACATTTGGCTGATTTGTACTACGTTGTGGTATTTGTACATTATTTTCTCGCGCTTGTAAAGGCCTCATGTTCTGAACTTTGTCTAAATTCAGTGTCGCCTTGGCAACTTCTGCCTGTGCATCTACCACAGCATCGGAGTCTCCAGACTCATAAGCGTCCTTATAACGCTTCTTGGCGCTCTCAAATTCCATCTCAGCGGAACTCTTAGACTGCTCAATGTACGCCCTTGATCCAAGCTCAACTTGTTGTTGCAGTTTCTGGTTGTGCTCCCACAACTGCTTGGTCAACCTTTCAGCCGCCTCGCGTTCACGCAGTGCTTCTTCTTTTGCACGGCGCTCATCGTGGTAGCCACGGGTAAATTTCTTCAAACGGGACTGGACTTTCTCGTCGTAAGAGGCGAGTTCCTCTTCAGTCGGGTCTTCAGGGGGTGTGTCATCGGGCTTGCGGCCACGATCTTTTCGAGGTGTATCGTCTTCAATTTCTACATCAAAGCCGCCATCATCTTCTACGGGTTTACCCTTAGCTTCCTCTTCAATTTCGTGAGGAAACTTGAAGTCATCTTCTTTTACTTCTGCCATGATTTATCCTTTAAGCAGCGCGGGAAATGCCACGCGGGTCTTCAACAACAGCCTCAACCGAATCATCATTTAAGATGCGGAACTCTCGGCCATGAATTTTCAGGCGGGTGCCTGAATTGGGGCGGACGATAATAAAATCACCCTCTTTGCAACTCGGCCCACTAGGGAACCGGGTGGTATCTTTGTAGCAGTCAGGCCCAAGCTTGACGACAAAAAGCACGGGGGTCAGCACTTCTTCGTAGTGCATGGCTTGGCTAGATTTAATAATCCCAGCTTCGCTTTCTGCGTACTCCTGCATAGCTTCTGGAACCACACATAACATGTGAAACCTTTTTGGGTCAGGCAACTGCTTGGCTTTATCTTCGTCTGTTTTATTAAGCACGCCAGACAAGTCCACGGCAGCGACGTCAAATTTAATCATCGGATTTTTCCATTTTTTGCACAAGGTCGTTAATGATTGCCTCTGCTTGCGATAGACCTTGGATTAGCCCGCAGAGGTTTTTGTATTCAGCAAAGTCTTTTACTCCACCGCTTTTTACTGCGGCTTCATAAGAATCTCGCTGACCCACAATTTCTTTGGCGATGTACGCCAGCATCTTGTACTCGTTCAAGTATTTTCCTTTTTAGGCCTATTTTGAGACGCCATTTGAGCGCGATGTTTGGCAATATCAATACCCAATTTAGTGCCTTCAAGCTGTGTTTGTTTTTGAAGCTTTTCTTTAGCAGCAGTGGCGGTTGCGCCAACTTGCATAGCTGCAATTTCTTTCTGCGCCGTAATGCGAGCCTGCTCAATCTGCATCTGCTGGGCTTTTGCTTGCATATCAGCTTGCTGTTTCTGCTGCTTGAGTTGAAGCTCTTGCATCTTGATCTGCAACTCTTGTTGTTGCATCTGAACAATCGGGTCTTGCTGCTGTTGCTGCGCTTGCTGTTGTGCTTGTTGGGACTGAGCCTGTTGAGCCATGCGGGTTGACGCCTGTGCAGAAAGCTGAGCAACCTGCGCCGCTATCTCCGGGGTCATGTTTTTCTCTTGCTCCTCTGTTGGTAACAGGAGGCCCACAGTCTGCTCAATCTCCTTGCGGTAGGCAAAGGCCAAGTGTTCATTGATGTGAGCTTGCATAGCAGCGACGAGTGCCTGCCCTTGAGGAGTCTTTTGAATCAAACTCATGATCTTGGGGTTCTGCAACAATGAAGTGTGCACCGCAATGTGGGCCTGATGATCCTGCTCTATAAACGCCTTTGCAGGTTTGCCAGTCAACACGTTCTGGTTCTCTTGCACTGGGTCTGTTGCTTTTGCATCGTCCTCAATCGGGATCAACTTAGCAGCGTTCTTAATGCCCAGTATCTCAATCATCTGACGATGTAAAAGTGGCAAGTTGTACAGTTGAGGCGCTGTCTGCGCGAGTTGAAGTGCCGCTTGATACTGCACAATCTTCTGCGCCATTGTTGACGCATTCGGATCACTCACTGGGATCACAGCAACCATGTCGTAGTCAGACTTCTTGGCACGGCGTGAGCCATCCACTGGCTCGTAGTCATACTCTTCTGGTGTGTAGTCAGCGATGATGGCTTTGAGCAAGCGGAACTCTTGGCGCATCGAGTAGTGCATCCGCGCTTGAACCGCCCCCATCACTTTCAACGTCCGCTCAAGAATAGCGAGAGTTGTACCTACTGGAGCTTGAGCACTCATGTCGCTCACGTTCATATCACCAGCAGAGGCAAACTGACGGCCCTCCTGCACGATGTTCTGGAACAGCGCAAACAGAACTTGGCTTGGCTCTTTGTATGGCAGAGGCAAGATGTTGTCACGGATGGAGCCGCTTGGCACATCGACATCACGGAACTCTCCGGGTGCAATTGGAGTGTCGTCACCCTTGACTCGCAAGCCACGTGACTTCAAGCCACCGGGTAAGTTTGACAATGTGCCAGCGTCCACCAACTGACGAATCAGCATGGTCGCGCTCTTAGCGTATCCGCCAATCAAGTGGATCAGACCATACCCATAAAACCCAAAGCCCGGGATGTATTGATAGTGTACAAAGTGCTGGCGCTTCAGGTGCAGTTCATCACCCTCGTACCAATTGCGGCGGATGGCCAAAATCTTAGTTGTCGCCTTTTCTACCGTCACCACGTACGGAAGTGCGATGCCAGTCTGCTCTCCATCTTTGTCCGTATGCTCGTAGCCCTTCAAGTCTAAGTCCACGTGCATCTCAAGTATTCGATACCTGTCGTCCTGCACCGCTGACATGCCCATCTCTTCAGCCTTTTGACGCTCAATATCATCGAGCTCACTCGACGGATCACCCAAGTCCACATCACTATAAAACCCAGCCTCTTGCAGCTTAGTAATTTCATTCTCAGTCTTACGCATCACGTGCGTGACTCGCTCGGCACGCTCCATGCTGGACGCGCCATAGGGAACAACAATGTCCTCAGCGGGGATAAACATAGCAACTTGACGGCCAATGCTCGGGTCATAGTAGACCTTCTTAAACGCAGAGCCTGCGAGTGGCAAATTCCACAATAACTTCTCATGCTCTGGGCGGTACTCCTGCATCACCTCAGTAAGCTGGTAGTTCATGTCCTCGCGCACGCGGGCAGATGCGTCTTCTTTTTCTGGGGTGTCTTTCCCCAAGATTTGCGTCTTTACTGGGCCAGCGGCGGGGAACGTCTCCATGATGCCTTCGCTCTGGAACCTAACCACGGACTCAGTAAGCATCGGGTGAAACACACCGCAAGCGCCACTCCAAGGCTCTGTTCTCTCCTCGTATTTCAAACCCAAGAGTTTCAAGCCGTCAACGTAAGTCTTGATCCAGTCTTTGCGGTCATTGATGTCTTTAGAGAACTCTTCGACCAACTCACTACCAAGCGAGTCCAACTCACTGTCCGCCATGAAGTCTGCAAGGTTGGCATCAAAGTCTTCATCGCCTGTTTCTTCTTCAGGCGCAATCTGTACTTCAATATCACCCATGCGCATCGTTACGGACTCTGGGTCTTCGATCTCAACCTCAAACGCGGAGTCCATCCCTTGGTCAAGGCCCATAGGCGCTGCGTACAAACTTTTGTCCATTGAACTTGTTGCCATTTTTAATCCTTAAACTGTGTAGAACCGCTCGCGGCGGTGGCCTTTAAACCATTGAATATCTTCAGGCTCGTCGCTTGGTAAGCGCAAGAACCCGCCCTGACGGAAGCGCATAAGCGCTAAAGTTGTCGCGTCAACCAAGTCATCATGCTCGCCTGACGGGAATGCTGCAACCTCGTCCACTAACTCTTCTGCCCAACGAGTCTGTGGAACCCACACTTTCCCGCTTGCAATTATGTCTGAGACTGAGTTCAAACGGGCAATTTTGTCCTGCCCCTTACCCGGCGTGTACTCCTGCACAGGTATGCCCATGGCACGCAGGTCATAGATCAGTGGCGCACCGGATGCTTTTTTCTCCACAATCAGCGAGTCAGGCTCGTACTCTTTGTACTCTCTGAGCACATCGCGCTTGAGCTCCGGGAACTCCACACGCTTCTTATATGTGTTGAGCAAAATGATGTTGGGCGCGAAGTTATCTTCCTCACAGTTAAAGATGCCCCACGTTGTGCCAGCCGAATAGTCAGCCCTCTGGGTTTTCTCAAACGCTGTGTCCCAAGACTGGAGAATGTAGTCACAGATCGGGGGGCTATCTTTCTCCCACCACTTCCACCAGTCGCGCTTAACAATAGCGGACTCATTACCGACAGGATTTTGCTGATACTGAGCCTGCCACTTGGAATTGGGCAACTCTTCCCGCAGTGCCGAGAGCTCTTCGATGTTCCAAAACTGAGGCCATAGGGGTTTACCCGAAGGTAAAATAGCCGGAAATTCGATCACTTCCCACTCTTCACCCGACCTCTGGGCCGCGCTTTTAATCACTTGGCCAGTCAAATCTCGCTGAGCCCAGCGTGTCATAACGATAATAATCGCCCCACCCGGCTGCAAACGCTGGCGCGGGCCTGATGTGTACCACTCATACACCTTATCGTAGACCTCTGGGTTGCTTGCGGCCATCGCCGCCTCTTGTTCTGAGTGCGGGTCATCAATAATCAGCAGGTCAGCGCCCTTACCTGTCACTGTACCGCCCACACCAATCGCAAAATAGTCACCACCCTTGCTGGTGTTCCACCTTCCAGCAGCTTTTGAGTCCGCTTGGAGCGCTAAATTGGGGAAAATCTCGCTGTAGACCTCAGAATCCACCAAATTTCGCACTTTTCGACCAAATCCAACCGCTAATTCACCGGTATTGGAGCTTTGGATCACCTTTTTGTGCGGGAACTTGCCCAAAAACCAAGCAGGTAGCAAGTAAGAAGCAAATTCAGACTTGGTATGACGAGGGGGCATGTTGATAATAAGGCGTTTGCAAGTTCCATTGGCTACCCTTTCAAAAGCTTCGGCCATTCTCTTGTGGTGTGCACCCGAGATGAAGGAAGGCCAGACTCTTTCCACAAACTTAATGAACTTTTCTTGGTAAAGTTCCCGATCCTTCAACTTTTCCAATCGAATAAGCTGCGCTTCCAGCACGCGCAGGTCAGACTCCGACAGCTTGCCGGAGGCAATTACGTCTTCAATATCTTTAAGCAGTAAGCTCATCAGTGTCGTTGCCCGGAGTGCTAATATCTGTTGCGCCTAAGTGCGTATCCAGATCATTTAGAGGAACTACGTCCGTAACATTAGCATTCATTAAACGTTTGATGCGTTCTTTGATGGAATCTTCGAGCCCTTTGCTCGTGGTGTGGTGGACTGTAATCTCACTGCGTTCAGTGAACAAACCGATGTCAGAATGCTTGCCCAGTAACTCAAGCGCTTTGAGTTCTAGCTTGGGATCACCGCAGTCGGAAATCTTTACCAGCCTGTTTGTTATATATGTGCGGGCCTGCTGGACATCCGCAAACGCTTGGAAGTCGAATTGTTGTACAAGAACTGAAGCAGCCTTAGCCTCAGCCGCACTGGGTACGTGCCTAGGAGTATTTGGTTTCTCGGTGCCTTGAATTAGCCCTGCTGCTTTGTGCAGATCAGAATCATCGTAATCAATACAGCCGCCTAGCTCGTCGATTAGGTTTGCAGTATTTACAGCAATGGCTATACCGTCCTTGTGAGTCTTGGGCTGCTCATCGGACATATCGAACGGTAGCGGGTGCTCCGTTGTGGGTTGAAGTTCAATCATGGCACTCCGTAAAGAGGGGTGTTGGTGGTTGAGTGCGTTCAGGGCTTATTGATTCCTCGCATCTCGGCCCCATGATCCCGTTACATCGCGTCATGCCCGGAGCCCACCAACAAGCAGAATGTAACAGCGTTTCTAATTTTTTGCAAAAATTTTTTTTGACTGGCCTTTTTATTTAGTACCGGGGGGTGTTTCTAAAGCAGTGTTACAAAAAAGCTGGTAGGAGGTGATCGGTTGTGCAACTCACTGTGTATGGATCCTAGGGACTCCTTTCTCAGAATTTGGGTGGGTGGGGTCGGTCGGGTCGGCGAATCTAACAATTGTTAGCCCATTGGCCCCCCATTTAATTCATTTATTTATTGGGTTGACCTTATATTAAATTGTGATACAATATAAACATGCACCGCGATATTGTGGTGCATCCACCTAGGGGTACTAGGTAACATGTTAGAAGGTTAGATTATGTCAAACGTTATTACAGTCGGTGAATTCGATTCTTCCATCTTGGACAATGCACGTGCCGCATTAGTCGGTGAAGTCACAAAGACTGGTGACCTCATTGCATCGTATGCGAAGGTATTGTGTGAGGTTTTTAACCGCAAGGATACCGAAGGCAAAACCATTGCCGCATGGTTTGACTTGAAGGGCAAAGACGCTAAGGGTATTAAAGACGAACGTGCCAAGTTCGTTAATGCAATGATGGATAAAAGCCCAAAGTTTATTAAGTCGTCCATTGTTGACGCCAATGGAAACCTTCAGCGTAAGCCTACGGCAACAGTAGACACATATTGGGCACGTGTAAAAGAAGCTAGCGGTTTTGTGGCCAATGGTAAGGTTTCCGGTTCAACTGACGTTGACGCAAAAACAGCAACAGAACTTAAGACAATGATTAACCGGATTGAAAAGGTTGAATCAGAAGGTGGAGATTGCCATGCTAGCACTATCCTTGACAACCTTAAGAACAATTATTTTGTTTTGGTCGGTGAAGCATACGACGCTAAGAAGTAAGTAACCACAGAGCCTAGGGGAAACCCTAGGTTCTAACATTTGTTAGATTTAGCCCGCTTCATGCGGGCTTTTTTTCGTCTGAATCTAACATTTGTTAGCTAACGTTCTCTTTTTCAAAAGTCACGTATTATCGTTTGGCCTCAAAATATTTGGGTCTGAGAACTTTTCCCTGCACCAGTTCTCTGTGCGGGGGCAGGGTTAAGCGTAGCCTTTGGTATCGGTTTGCAAAATCCACGTAGTCACCTCGGTACACACGTATTGGTTAGACTGAGAACTTTTCCATGCACCAGTTCTCTGTGCGGGGGCAGGGTCTAACAAATGTTATGGATCGGCGTTACGCTTTTTCGGTAATGTTAAAGTTTAACACGCGTAAGTCGTTGATTTTAAAGGGATGTTACATGTTACGTTATTTTCAAAGTGTGTGTGGCGGTTGGAAAGGTTGCGCAAGCCGCCAAGAGCAATACGTACCACATATTGTTTCAGCTAGGCCATATATATAATATTCAAAATTCTTTAACTTTATAACTTAACCCCGTTTTTCTTTCCTAACCCATTGATTTAATTGAAGTTCATATTGTTACATGTCAAATGTTTTGCTCATAACATTCTGCAACATTACCCCCATTTTCCGTAACACAACCACACCCCAACCTGCTCACCTACCCACTGCTTTTTTATCCCCGATCACACCCCCTAAAACACTTGACATATCTATAACTTTGTGGTATAATATAAGAGTGGGCGGGGGAAATCATTCTTGTCGTTAGGTTTTGCCGCCAAACCCAACCCACACAGGCAACTCCTAACATTTGTTAGATTATTAGAAAGGCTAGATATGTCCGATTGGAAGCAATGCCGCGAGTGCGGCGATGATGTGCACATTGAGCGATGGGCGTTGGGCTACCGCCACTGCTTATTCTGCGGTGAAGAAGCCGCAAGGACTGAGCGCATGAGTTGGTGCGTAGTCCAAGAGTATGGTAAGGGTAACTACCAACTCGTTACACCTGCGAGCGCACGTACAACGCTCAAACAGACTAATCAAAAGGAGATACGCACATGAAAAACCACAACTTAAAAGCCAATACAAATACCGCGCCTGACAACAATGCGGTGCATGAAGCAGTCTCGTTCTATTGGGGCGAGCGTTGCGCCGACTACAAAAAGGGATGCCCCACTTGTGCGGCTTGGAAACAGTACGACAATTTTGCCAATCTAACAAATGTTAGAAAGTGGGGCAAAGCAGTTAAGGAATACCAAGAACCACAAGCGCACCATTGGGTTGTGTTGCGCCTAGCGAAGCAGTTGTTTAAAGCACACAAGGGGCATAACAGAAACTCAGGGCTGAGTACGATGTGGTTACTCAGGGAAGTTGGCGGCAAGCAATTGCTTGCGATGATTGACCAATTGCATGCTGAAGAAGGGACAAAACCATGAGCAAATACACCTTTTATATTGCCGACACCAACGGCAAGCGCACCCTTTGGGAAGGCCTCAGCTTCAAGCGGGCTAGGGATATGCACGCCTATACAGCGGCGAGTCTACCGGCTAATGTTTGCGGTCACGGTTGGTACGAGGAGTCCTGCCCGTTGCAGTTCACAACCCCAGACACAGAAAATCTAACAATTGTTAGCGAAGGAGCAGAAATATGAAAACATACAACGTAGAACTGAAACGCACAAGTTACATCATGGTGACGGTGGAGGCTGAAAACGAAGACGAAGCGGATCGCCTTGCGTGGGAAGAAGTAGAGCGCGGTCGTTCAGACATCAACGATGCGCTTTGGGAGTTGGAGTCGATCGAGGAGTTAACCCAATGAAAGTCCTACGGGTAAACAAGGTTACGCCCGTAACCCAGACCGACTACCTGCGCATGCTCGGTGAAGCCATGGTTCAGGTAGAAACTAAGAACCCACTGACTACTAGCGCACAAGAGCGCAAGGAGTTACAAACTGCGCTGATGGACACATTGGCACGCAAGGGAGAGATGGAATGAAACTGACACCATGGGAACGAATTGAGCGTGTGATCTTCCTTCTCTGCGCAATAGGTGTAGCCCTTGATCTTTATTATTGGAGGCCGTGAAATGTTAGAAGCAAGCATGAAGATGAAACTGTTCTTCACACAAAGACCGTGGGAGAACGAGCCCGACAGGGCTGAGTGGGTGCACGAGAACGGAATGAAGTGCCGCATCGTGAGGAACCCAATCACCGGAACCCTTTGCGGATACGTAGGTGTACCGAAGGAGAACATGCACTTTGGCGCGGGGTACGATGAAATCGGCACTAGCGATCTGGATGTACACGGAGGGCTGACGTACTCAGAGATGGGGGACGATGGCTATTGGTACTTTGGGTTCGACACTGCGCATAGCGATGACTTCTCGCCCAAGATTGTTGAGCACCTGATCGAAGCAGGGAGGAAAGACTTTACCTTCTATCAGAGCTGCGACTACAAGACTTGGGAGTACGTGAATAGGGAAATTGAGTTTCTCGCCGAGTGGTTAGCGAGGGACTGACGATGAATAACTTACAAGGAGAACTAACAAATGTTAGCTAGATACTACGTGACAGGGTGGAGCAACAGGTTCAGCAACTGGATTGCCGAGCACATCGAGTCGAAGAACATGGTGATGGCGAAGGAACGGTTCACGACCAAGTACCCCACACTGAAGAGAATCAAAGCATACAAATTGGCGCACGAGCTTGCTCGGGACACCAAACTGAGGGGGGAGAACTGACCTGAACGTACCACCGAAAACACTTGACATACCCATAACATTGTGGTATAATATAAGTTGGTATGGATAATTGTGTCCGTATCAGCGTAGGTGTAGATGTAAAAAAAGTGCAGAGTAATCTGCAAACATTCAAACCTAACAAATGTTAGAAATCATCAGAGTAATTAGAAGGAACCATTCATCATGGCTGAAATCAATTTTGGTAAGAGCATCACGCTCAAGCAAGCGGCTAACCTTATCCGCACAAACCCAACGACCCGCTTCCTGTTACAAGGCGAGCCCGGCATCGGTAAGTCTTCCCTGTTGGAGAGTATTGCCAACTCCCTTGGATACGAGCATGCGTATATTGACGTACCCAACATGGACTTGGGCGACATCGCAATGCCTGTGATCGACCACGACACCAAGACCACACGCTATTATCCCAATGCACGATTCAAGATTCATGAGAAGAAGCCGTTGGTCATCATGCTTGACGAGTTCACCAAGGGTGCCGACCCAGTTAAGAACATGCTGCACCCCATGCTTGAGAAGGCAAACCCGCGACTCGGTGACATAGCATTGAACGAGCCAAACAACCCACCGACTATCGTGTTTCTCACAGGTAATCTAACGACCGACGGGGTAGGCGACTCCCTCAAAGCACATAGCCGTAACCGACTTGTACCGGTGACGATTGCGAAGCCCGATGCCGAGCAGTGGATCGAGTGGGCTATCGCTAAGGGTCTTGAGCCAGAGGTAATTGCATGGGTGAATCGTTTCCCGCAAGTATTGGCAAGCTATACCGATGCGGCGCAAGGTGACAACCCCTACATTTACAACCCCCGTAAAACTCAGCATGCTTTCGTATCCCCACGCTCATTGGAGACAGCGAGCAACATCGTGGGTACACGCAAAGACAACGACCCTGATTCGGTGATTGCCGCATTGACAGGTGCGATTGGTGAATCCGGTGCGCGTGATATGCAAGCGTACATCGAGTTCTCAGATCAATTGCCGACATGGGAAGCAACGGTAAAAGACCCTAAGAATACGAAGGTACCGACAAGCTCAGGTGCATGCGCCATTGTGGTGTTCGGTGCGATTGCGCGTATCACCAAAGAGACTATCAGTCCGTTCATGGAGTACTTGGAGAGATTCGATGCCGAGTGGCAAGCCGTGTTCGCTATCAACATTGCGAAGAATCCCGCTAAGCAACAGGTTGCTTTCCACAGCAGTGCGTTCAAGGCTTGGGTTGTTAAGAACCAAGACCTGCTCTGATACATCTAACAAATGTTAGGAATGAACGGGACAACAGCGAGGGACTTGAAAAAGCCCCGCTACTTAATGCAATGGGTGACCACGATGGATTCGGATACTGGTCACTTACAACTACTTGGGTACTGTATTCGAGACAACGATTCATTTGGTTGGAAGACAGTGTTCGAGCATACCGACAAGGTTGTGTGCGAGAAGGTAGCAAACATATTAAACGAAGGAGAAGGTAATGGGCTATCGAAGTAATGTTATGGCGGTGTTCTACACCTACGAACCTAATGAGTTCCCTGCGATGAAGTTATTCATTGACGAGAACATACCCGAGTGGTTCAAAGATGAAGAGTTCATGAGTACGTTTGAGAGGACAGATAACTTGCAGGGTATCAAGTTCTACTTGACAGATGTGAAGTGGTACGAATCCTATTCTGACATACAGGGATTCGAGCAAGCGTTGAAGAAGTTCGAGAAGTTAGCCGACGAGGGCAACAAATGGTATTGGGAGTTCGTGCGTCTAGGAGAGGAGGTGGAAGACATAGAGGAGAGGCGTAGCTATCAAGCCGATGGCTTGCTTCATGTAGTTAGAAGTATTGAGTGTGGTTTTTAAACAACGAAGGGTAACAAATGTTAGAAGAAAGAAAAGTTCAGAAGGCCAAGATCACTTTGATGCGTAACCCAATGTTCGCGTTGTGGTCTGGCATCTTGATGGTTGGTCGTACGAGCGTAGTGGACAACATGCCGACTGCGTGCACTAACGGACGGGATGAGAAGTACGGACGCAAGTTCGTTGCTGACCTGAAAGACAACGAGTTGAATTTCGTGGTGCTTCACGAGAATCTGCACAAGGCGTTCCGTCACTTGACTACGTGGAAGAAGTTGCACGATGAGAATCATCGGCTGGCTAACGCCGCTTGTGACTACGTGATTAACCTCAAGCTGAAAGACCTTGACCCAAGCGAGAAGGTCATTGCGATGCCCCGCTTCAAGGACGGAGAGATGAAGGGCAAGATCATGGGCCTGATAGATGAGAAGTATCGCGGCATGCACGCCAAACAAGTGTTCGACCTACTGAAAGAGGAGCAGAAGAAAGGCAAAGGGAATCCTTGTGAAGACGGGGATAGTGGTGGGATTCCCACTAATGGGGATGGGAATGGTGAAGGGTTCGATGAGCACGATTGGGATGGTGCCAAAGAAATGACCGAGGTAGAGAAGAAGGAGCTTGAGCGTGAGATAGATCAGGCTATCAGGCAAGGTGTAATGGCGCATCAAAAAATAGCGGGAACTAACGCAGGTGGATTGGATCGTGACTTGCTTGACTTGCTTGAACCCAAGGTCAACTGGCGTGAGATGTTGCGTGAGTTTGTGAAGTCCACATGCCATGCAAAGGATACGTCCTCATGGCGTAGGGTTAACCGTAGGTTCTTATCTATGGGTACGTACATGCCTAGTCTCATCGGTGAGAAGGTAGGTCATCTGGTTATCGCAGTAGACACATCGGGTTCTGTTGGTCAGGAAGAGTTGTCCGAGTTCCTAACAGAAGTTAGGGGTATCGCAGAAGAAGTTAAGCCGAGCCAAGTGGACTTGATCTATTGGGACAGTGAGGTTGCCGCGCATGAGGAGTACACCGAGAACATGGTGAGCGACATCATCAACTCGACTAAGCCCAAAGGCGGCGGAGGGACTTCACCGTCCTGTGTATCAGAGTACCTGAAAGCGAAAGCGATTGAGCCTGAGTGCATCATCGTTCTTACGGATGGGTACGTGGGTAGCGATTGGGGTAGTGATTGGACAGCGCCCGTGTTGTGGGCAATCGTAGGAGGTAATGATGTCATTGCGCCAAATGGTAAGACAGTCCACGTTAAAGAATAAGTTTGATCGTTTGTTTATAACATTTGTTAGGAGTACGCACATGGTAGTAGTTGATATCGGGTATCGCAAGCTGGTGATGCCCAAAGAGCAAGCGATGATGTTAGCTGAGTGCTTGCAAGCCGCAGAGGTATACGAGGAGAAGTATTGGAATGAAGAGAAGCGCAGAGAGAAGGGAATGGAAAACCCATACACGTACCACGTGTACCCCAACGAATCCAACTTCTCGATGCACATCATCAGTGACCACATATATGCAATGGCAAAGTTGGCGGGCAAACCCGCTAAAGATTAACTTAACTGGAGAATTGAAATGAGTATCAGCGCATCAGCAGTGTTAGTGGAATTGAACATCAGCGTTTGGCCTGCATCAAAGATTGATCGGGAGGTGACGAGCCAAGTCAATGCAAACGCATCGGCACACAAAGACGCATCGCAGACTAAAAAGAATCTGTTTGCGGGTACAAGCCTACGAGCAGACATTGAGAAGTTCGCGGCAAGAGTGCGGCTTTACAACAATCAGCATACGTTGCCATGGGCAGACAAGGGTGAGCGCATGTTGCCAACCAAGCTGTTTATGGAATCGAAGCAGACTATGAACGGGTACGAGCGTACGTTCAACATGTTGTGCGATAACTTCTTTGACGAGTACGAGACTCTGGTGCGGGACGCACAGGTAAATCTGGGTTCGCTGTACAAAGCCGAGGACTACCCGCCACTGGAAGAAGTGCGTAGTAAGTTTGCGTTCCGTTGGATCATCAAGCCATTGCCCGAGGCCGGTGACTTCCGGTTAGACATACCTGCGAATGACTTAGAGGAGATGCGGCTGGCCTATGAAGCACAGTATTCGGAAAAGCTGGCCGAAGCGATGCGCACACCATGGGAGCGCCTGCATGAAGTTCTGTTGTCCATGTCCAAGAAGCTGGAAGACTCAGGCGATTCTAAGAAGCGGTATCACGACTCGCTGATTAGCAACCCGTTGGAGTTGTGCGACCTCTTGACAAAACTGAATGTCACTAACGATCCTAAGTTGGAGGATGCACGTAGGCAAGTAGAACTAGCGATGCTTGGGACAGACATCGAGGAAGTTAAAGAAGACGCAACTGTGCGCGAGAGTTTGAAGTCCAAGGTCGATGCGATCTTGGGTAAGTTCGAGTGGTAATCAATAACATTTGTTAGGAGTAGATGAGCATGAGTATGAAGACATTGCAGATGAGTAACGTATTGCTTCACCCAGACATGGAGAAGTACAGGAGCGAGTTAACTAGCGTGTACCAACTGATTGATCCAGTAGTTAGCCGACTGGCTATGCTGAATCCGCTTTGGACATTTATAGCTACTAGCTACCTAGGTGTAAGCAACGGAAGAGCGGCGTCAGTGTTCGAGGTTAAGTTGGACGGTGAAGTGTTAGGTACGATAAGCACATCGTACATGGGGCAGAAGGGACGAGTGATCTGTATCAGCAACGACCGTATTGGTAAGGCTAGAACGCGATCAAGCAACTACCGGACATCCGATGCAGACAAGGCTATCGTCACGGCGAAGAAGATGTTCGGCAAGATGAACCCCAACGAGCGTATAGCTAAGGCTAAGGAAGCAGCCGAGCGTGTGGTGACCCGAGGTGCGTGGAACAAAGACCGTGAGCGTTCTACCCATAGGGAAGTAGTCCAAACGGAGTTGATTAAGTGGGCTACGACTACGGGGTTCCCTATGTTCATGGAGTACATAGAGAAGGAAGCCCTCCCATCAATAGCACATAAAGTTAGGACTGCTAGAGAACGACTAGAGGCTACCAACGTAGAGATGAAGACCATCGAGCAGGTGCAGAGTAATTTTGCTGATGGCACAACTGCGTTAGTAGTCAAAGACTCTGGTAAGTACTTAGTTCGGATTGGTGACAATGTAAACCTATACGATGATAATAGCCTCCCTGTTGATATGCGTATGAAGATAGGCATGCTCAAGTTGGTGGAGAACGAGCAGTACATCACCGACATGGGTTGCAAAGTAACCGATGAAATCTTTGTACTATTGGTAAGCTAACAAATGTTAGATATGGAGAACAAAATGGAAGAGTTGAGATACCACTCACGAGCAATCCCCCTGCGAAGTTGCAATGACCCCAAGTTCAAGTGGGTTGGAGCCGCTTCTACTGACGTACGCAGAACATGGCGTAAGGCACGGCTACTTATTCGCTTGACGAAGGGAGCTGCTTATGAAGGCCGTACTTGAGTTCACGTACCCACAAGATGAACTCAAACTCAAACATGCGCTGAGGGGTGAAGAGTATTACCTTGCACTGGTTGAGATAGACAGAGTGTTGGCAAACCCACGGCAGTTCGGGGATAGAGCCGACATGCTCGACAGGATTAAATATATTTTGGAAGGAGTAGTAGAAGATGAACGGGTTTAAAACACACAACCTTGACATTGGGAGTAACCAACCTGTACACAGGTACAAGCTATGCAACAAGTGCGAAGAGATGAAGCCCCCCGAGGGGGGAGTGGAGATGTCATCGACACGATGGTTGTGTACGGGGTGTTGGTCAAGCAGAACATCATTGAGGAGTTTGTTAAATGACAACCGGAATTGAAGAACTGAAGCTAGAACAGAAACGCAAGGGGCGGGGATTGGGAAAGAAACCCGCGCTTTGCAATACGAGTTTGCGTCTACCGCATGAGGTGATGGATTATTTCAACACCAATTTTGCGTACACAAAGCAAGCCAAGATGCGTGAGATTCTTACCCAATACGTTACTAACCAAACAGGAGTTAAACCATGATAAAGAAGATGTCAAAGTCAGCGCAAATCCGCAAGTACGTTGCGGCACATCCAAACGCTAAGTCCAGAGAAGTAGCCGATGCCTTGGGGGTAAAGAGTGCCTACGTATATTCAGTTATATGGGCGGCAAAGCAAAAAGCCAAGGTAGCGAAGAAGAAAGTCACGACCGATAAATCTA